GTCGGTGCCTTGCCGACGACGTGTTCGCGGAACATACGGACGTCTTTCGTGTAGGCGTAGAAGAGGACGTCCGGGTGCTCTCGAGCGATATCGAGCCACGCGTTTAGGTAGTCGGCGGAGAAGAAGTCCCCGGAGTCGTGGATTCGGATAGCCGCGCCGCCGGACTTGCGCCACTCTTCGGCCCACTCGTCGAGCTGAAGGTCGTACTCCGGGAAGCGTTCGACGCCGTTCGGTCGGAAGCGTTTGTGTCGAAGCTCGGCGGTCATCGTCGCCTTCCACTCGTCGAGCCGGTCGAGAACCATTACGAGGTTACGTTCGTGGGCGGATCGTACGTTGCGGAAGAGGTACGTCCCGTTTAGCGCGTAGCAGAACTTGGCGCAAGCTCCGGCTTTAGGGCAGACGTTTAGGGTGCGTCCGTCGGAGAGTCGGACGGCGAAGGCTGGGAGAGTCCAGTTCCATATGCGGTCGACTTTCAGTTCGCTGTTCTGGCGGAGGAGCGGCTTCGTGGTGGTGTTCATTAGGTGGGTTCATTTCTTCCGGGTAGAGAGGTAGCTCGAGAGGATAGGGTCTAGCGTCTCCGACTTGCCTTGCGTATAGCGGAGGTTCGGGTAGCCGTTCTGCCACGGGTAGCCGCCAGCGACTCCTTCGTAGTAGGTGTGCCGGGCCGGGTCGACCTGTCGGAGACACCACGCGCGGACGGGGCACGTTTCGCATATCTGCATTGCTTGGTCGTAGAAGAGGTCGAACTCGAAGAGCAGCGGGTCGGCTCCTTCGCAAGCCGGTTGTCCAGGCGGCGGAGTATTCACGATTGCTTTACTCCGACGACCGCGTGAGCTATCGCGACTTCTTCTTCGACGACGTCGAGCCGCGCGTAAGTGTCGAGGTCGAGGCGGGCTCGCTCGAGGAGCGCGATTAGGTGCGGGACGGTGTTCATCATTCGCGTCGACGGCATCCAGTCCGAGCCGGGAGTCGCTTTGTCCCATTGCTTGAGGACTTCGATAGCGAGGGAGAGGACGACGTCGGGCGTCAGCTCGCGGCTGTGCTCGGTCACTAGCTATCGAGCCAGACCTTGTAGGCGGCGGTTACGCGTCCCTTCTTCGGATCGATGAAGTGAAGACGTTGCGACGGCGTGGCGGAAGCGGCGAGCATGACTCCGGCGTAGCGGTTGTCGGACTCGGTCGAGCCGGTCTGATAGACCGCGCCTTGTCCGTTCGCCATGGGCCATTCCGCGTGGGTGTGGTAGTGACCGATATAGCAGTCGCGGAACTCCCACGGGTAGGAGCCGGAGCGCCAGCGGTTGACGTGGTTGACGATAGTCATTGGCGAAGCGAATCCGTTACGTCCGACCTCGTCGCCGTGGATAAGGAGAGCTCGGTAAGCGCCTATCTCGATTCGTTGGACGTCTTCGGGAGAGTCGTGCCAGGTTAGGCGCTTCTCTCCGGCGAGCAGCTGACGGGCGAGCTCGTAGCACATGCGGTCGAAGTTGTCCGAGCGTGGGACGGCGTCTCGCTTCGAACCGATACGTCCGTGGTTGCCCCACTCGGCGACGACCGTTACCTTCTCGTAGTTCGCGAGCGCGTAGCGGACGACGTCGACGATAAGGCGGGAGACGTTGACGTATTGCTCGAAGATAGTTGCGTCGATTTCGAACGCTTGCGTCGGGAAGTTGAAGAGTCCCTCGACCATATCGCCGCCGAAGGTTAGGACGGCGTCTTTTACCGGGTGGTGCGAGCGTTGGATATCGGTAATCGCGACTGCCTTCTCCGCGAACCGGAGGACGCGTTCGCGCATTACCTCGGAGTTGTAGGAGACGGTCTTCTTTGCGCCTTGCCAGTCGGTCATTACCCAGAGGGCGACTTCTGCTCCGGTCTTGCGCGGATCGACGGGCGGGCCGGCGACGGGTTCTACTCCTCCGAGCGCGACCATAGCGTCGAACGCGGCGGAGCGAGTTACCTCGACGAGGTGCTCGGTTCGGTCTTTAGCTTCGAGCAGCTGTTTCTGTGTCCGGCGGAGCGCGGAGCGGAGGAGCTTCACGTCCGCCGGTTCTTGCTCCGGTGGAGTTAGGTCGTCGAGCATGAGCAGAGATTCTTCCTGTGCTTGGTTATGGAGTCGCGGCTAATCGGTAGACCGCGTGTAGTTAGTTCGTTCGAGAGACCGGTATCCGTCCAGCGTTTGTCCGCTAGCGCCGCGTGGAGGTTCTCGCGGTCGGTCTTGTCTAGCTCGTCTGCGATTGTGCGGACTTTGCAGGTGCGCGCCGGTGGGCCGGGCGGCGTTAGGTCGTCTAAGAATCCCATGCTTCTACCTTAGAACGGGACGTCCGGGTCGTTGCCCCACGGGTCGGGGTTTGACGTGTTAGCGGGTTCGGCGACGGGAGTCGACGCCCACGGATCGGAAGCTGGGATGCTCGTAATGCTTGCCGGCCCGCCGAACTTGTCGGCGACGATTTGCGCGACGTGGTCGGCGTTTACTTCGTAGACCGTGCGCTTCTGCCCGTCCTTCGTTTCGTACTCTCGTTGCTTTAGCGTTCCGACGATGAGAACCTTCGCGCCGCGACCGAGCGTGTTGTTGATTGCTTCGGCGTTCTTCCAGGAGACGACGTCGAGGTAGAGCGTGTCTCCGTCGACCCATTCGCCGGTCGTCTGGTCTTTCTTACGGTCGTTACAGGCGACGCGCAGCGAGACGACGTATTTGCCGGACGCCGTCGTTCGGAGCTCCGGGTCTCCGGTGAGGTTCCCTTGAAGGGAGATTGTTGGTAGTGCCATTAGGCGGTCTCGCTTTCTTCTATGGTTACTTTTTTGGTGACGGTCTTTCCGTCGGAGGTGAGGACGACCCACAGGAGCGGGTCTCGGGTCTCGACGATTACAAGGGGTTTGCCGAGCTTCTGTTCGAGGTCGTAGACCCATTCGGAGCGGCGAATCTCGAGGTCTTTCATTCGGCCCATTACTTCACCTCGCGGCGAGAGGTAATCCAGAGCCCGGTTTGGCAGGTCGAGCAGAAGTCGCGTCCGTCGACGTAGTAGGCGTCGCATCCGGAGCACTCCGACGTCCATATGTAGCGGCTCACGATGCCTCCTTGACGAGGTTCCGAAGAGCCTCGAGGAGTTCGTTCGTCGGATCGGTGACCGCTCCGTAGGGGTTGTGCGCCATAGAGTGGCGGTCGTGTCGGGCTTTGTAGCCTTCCTGCCATGCGAGGGACTGCGTCGCGGTAAAGAGCTCGAAGAGCGTCCGGGCTTCCTTCTTCGTAAGCATTAGCCGAACACCGCCTTTGCCCAGTCGGCGGCGAGGTCGCCGAGCCAGCTAGCGAGCAGAAGTGGGCCGAATACGGCGACAGTCAGGATTACGAGCGCCGCGAGGTTGCGTAGTGTCCCGAAGACGAAGCGTCCTCGAGCGGTTAGGCGCATACCGAAGAGGGTCTCCACGTTAGTCACCTCCGCAGTTACAGGCTGGGAGTCCGCAGTCGGCGCAGGAGACGCAGGAGTCGCACTCGCAGTCGTCGTCGTGTCCGGTCTCGTCCGGGTAAAGCTCGAGGAGGGCCTCGCGCGTGACAATCTGGAGCGTCGTGTCGGCGCGGCGCTCGATTTGCGGGTGGGCTTCGACCCATTCCCAAGCTTCGATAGGCGAGTCGAAGAGGACTGCTCGGTCTTCGGTGACTCCGCCGTCGATAATGAGCGCGTACATTAGGCGACCTCCGCCATTACGATTTGGAAGGTCTCGTCGAGCATTGCCCACGTTCCGTCTTCGAATACGACGCGGAGAGGAACCGCCGAGAGGAAGAGTTCCGGGAGTTCCTCGAGGGTTCCGATACGGCGAGCTCCGTCCCACTTGGACGTCCAGAGAATCTTGCAACCGAGGAGCGTGTTTAGGTAGCGGTACTCGTAGTCTTCCCAAGCTTCCCAGTTGAAGGTAACGGTCTCGGTCTTGACGGGTTCGTAGATGTTGGTCATTTCTTGCTTCTTTCTTTTCCAGGTGGTCGGCTTATTGCCGTTACTTTGATAGTAGTTGACGTTTAGTGCTTATTTCTACATTTCACGGAACTTTTTTTCGGACTTCTTTCGAGGCTCTAGACCGAGGCTTCGACGGTGAATCGCGACGCATTGGCGCGTCTGCTTGAGCCGGGTCGATATCTCTCCGTCTGTTAGACCCGCGCGGTGGAGCAGCGCGACGCGTTCTCGAGTCGTTAGGGACTTTCCGAAGTGACCGATAACCGCGAGACGGACGAACTCGGAGGTCGAGACTCCGGCGGCTTCCGCTCGATCCGCGAGATGCCACGCTTCGGTCGCTGTTAGCTCGATAGAGACCCTAACCTTCTCCACGGTCGTCACCTCCGAGCATGGCTACGGCTTGCGGAAGCGTGACGGAGTGCATCGAGCCTTCCTTCTGTTGCGTCGATTGGAGGTTCCCGGTAAAGACGTCCGAGACCATAGGCGTCGGAAGCTTTACTCCGGGTACGGCGAGCGACTCGAGCGGGATTCCTTCCAGGAGGATGCGGAGAGCGAACTCTGCTTGTTGCGGGACGACTCCGTTCCCGCAAGCTTTGAGCTCTTCGGCGCGGGTAAGTCCGGCGTCGGTTATCCAACCGGGCTCGAGGCCCATAAGCCACTCCGTAAAGAGAGACGAGAGTCGGTGCGCTCCGTCCTGCCCGTCGGGCTTCGTCGGTGCCGGAGCCGGACGTCCGAGGACTTGTTCCCAGCGGCGAATTGCCGGCTCGAACTTGCCCCACGAAGTCGGAGTTACTTCGCCGGAGTTCATTACTGCGCGTCCTACCGTGTCGGTCTGGACTTCGCCGTTTCGAAGAACCTCCGACTGTCCGTCTTTGTAGTCGCGGACGATAGGCGTCGGGAAGAGATCGTTCACGGCTTGGGGAATGAGGTCGGCGCGAGAAGTCTTGAGGCCGTTAGCCGCCGCAAGGTCGATAACTTGGTCTCCGATTTGAACCGAGTTCCCGCGCTCGCGGGCCGTCGTCTCTCCTAATGCTCCTCGGGCTCCGTCATTCGCTTTTGGGGAACGCAACAATGAAGACTCGGAACCGGTTGTGAGGAGCTCCGGCGTCAGCAGCGCGAACGCCCGTCCACCTTGCGTCATACCCGAGGTCTGCCAGGTCTCCGAGTACGGCACCGAGTGCTCGCAGAGGAGGTTGGGTTGGCTCGTCTCCCACACACCACGGGCAGAGTTCCATATCGCTATGGGCTCCCGCGCTAAGGATTCCGCGTACATTTTCGATAACAACCAATCTCGGTCGGATAGTGTCGATTGCTCGAGCGAACTCCGACCAGAGTCCGCTTCGAGTTCCCTCCCGGAGTCCGGCACGTTTACCGGCGAGGGATAGGTCTTGGCACGGGAAGCCTCCCGTAAGAATGTCGACGGGTTCGACAGCCGCGAAGTCGACCTTGGTTACGTCGCGGTAGTTCGGCACTCCGGGGAAGTTGCGTTCGAGAATCTTCGAAGGCGCGTCGTCCCATTCGCAATGCCACGCGACGGACGCTCCGGTTACGGCGGAGACCGCGAGGTCGAGACCGCCGTAACCGGAGAAGAGCGAACCTATCTTCACTCGTGGCGTCCGTCCCGGTACGTCGAGCGGCGCTTGCTCGCTTCGTCAGAGAGTCGGGCCGTAATCAGCATGGCGCTGACCAGGAGACCGACGGACGCTCCGGCGAAGAGTCCGAGGAGGAGCCAGAAGAGCCACGTCACTTTGCTGTCCGTTCGGCGAGCCAAGCGTGGAAGTGATTGAGCGGCTCGTCGGACTTCGCGAGCGGGTTCAACGTGTCGATAATCGTGTGCGCTTCCGCCTTCGTGAGATCGTTAGCGGACTCGACGACGCGTCCGACGATGAGGGTCGCGACGTTGTGTCGTTCCTGCGCGTCGGTTACGTCGAGCTTCTTTAGAATCGCGGCGATAGCTCCGAGCTGGGCCTTCGACGCGGTCTCCGGTTCGGGCTCGGCGACTTCGCCGGTCTCGAGGTCGACTTCGACGACGGGTTGCGCGACGTGCTCGACCGGTGCCGGTCGGTGCTCGACTTGACCCATTTCGTCGGCGGTGTAAAGACCGGCGAGGTCGTTCGGGAACGCTTTGCGCAGCGCGAGGGCTTCGGCGCATTTCGCGAGCATGAGCAGCGGCTTCGACTTCCACATTGAGGTCGGGTTGCCCTCGCGGTCGGTCTGGACGTATTCGTCGTAGTAGGCGACGGCGTAGAGCGGGACGCTAAAGCCTGTCCGGAGGACGCCGACTCGAGACGCGACCGGAGCTTCGGGCGTCGTCCAGACGTCGCGCCAGACTCCGTCGGTTCCGCAGTATTCCGGGCCTACCTGACCGGCGTAGTCGCCGGAGCGTTCGGCGACGATACGGAGTCCGTCGATTGACGCTTGGATAGTCCACTTCGTCGTCCACTGATCTCCGGACTTCTGGCGGCGACCAATCATGTATATCTGTCGAGCGAACGGGTCGAGCCCGGTGCGTTGCGCGAAGTTCAGGAAGACGGCGAGGTCGCCGTTCGAAGCGTTCTCGACGCCGATTTGCTTTAGCGCGGCGAGTTGGGTGGAGCTCCAGAACTCTTGTCCTGCGGAGACGGCGAGCGCGGAGCCCGTCGAGGTTACGTTGCTAGTCATTACTTGCTCTCTTTCTTGGTGGCGATTCGGAACGTGCGGGTAGTTGAAGTCGAGTAGACGCGGTCGTCGGCGACGGCGTCCGGGTAGAGCTTCTCGAGGGACTTCGAATCCAGGCGGCGGGTATTCGAGGACTTGTAGGTGTAGAGAGTTCGTCCGTCGACGGTCGCGACTTCGTACTCTCCGAGGGCTCCGACGAGTTGGGTTCGGAGTTCCTTCTTACGGTCTTCGAGCTTGCCGATTTCGTCGGAGACGCGTTCGTATTCGGTGACGAGAACCGCCGTATCGACGTCGACTTCGACTTCGCCGGCCCGCTCCGGGTGGAGTTGCTCGAGGTAGTCGTCCGTCCATAGGGCTTCGGGAAGCTTCGGAGCGTCTCCGGTCTTCACGGATTCCCAGACGGTCGCGGCGGGAGTAATCAGTTCGGAACGGTCGAAGCCGTCGTTCTCGACGACGTGCTGTTCCAGGCGTTGCCCTCCGAGGAGCGCAATAACGTGGATATGGTCGAGCCCGGAGACGAGGAGTTGCCAGCGAACCTGCGCGAGGACGTCCTCCGGGACTCCCTTCGACCATTCGCTCGAGACGTGGCTCGAACGGGTCTTTACTTCGAGCCCGCATCGTCCGTCTGGGCAGCCGGTGACGAGACGGTCGAGGGACGCGCGCATCCACGGCGTCTCTTCGTGTTCGATGATTCCGATACGGCGGACGCCGAGCCCGGTCTGCTCGGCCCACGTTTTCGCGACGACGTCTTCGAGGGCGATGCCCCAGAGAGCGGCTTCCTGCTTACCGAGCGCCGGTTCGAAGGAGCTATCGGAGTGTCCGAGCTTCTCCGTCCAGACGTCGATAGCGGTCTTGTACTTGTTCAGACCGAGAATCGCCGGGAGATCAGTGGCGGTGATTCCGTCCTTGCGGGCTTCGAGCCATGCTTCGCGCGGCGCGTCTGCCGAGAGGATGAGGTTTCCGGTAGGGGTTACTTTGGTCATTGGTCTCTCCTAAAGACTCGTGAGGGTACGGGTCTCGAAGAGACCGTCGAGGTCGAAGTTCTCCGCCATGATTTTTCGGGCGTAGTGGCTTCGATAGTTGTTGTTCAGCTTGTAACCGTCGCGGTCGGTTAGACCGGCGATGTGCCACTCCCAGCGAAGACGCTCGAAGAGGGTCGCGATGCCTAGCTTGCCGTGACCGGCTGACACCCATTGGCGGGCGAGTCGGACGAGGGCTCGGTAGACCTCCGGGTGGGCGGCGTCGAAGTCTTCGAACTTCGCGCGTATCGTGTCGCGCTCGAAGAGGTCGAACATTGGTTGTGCGTTCACTTTGTGGGTTTCCTTTCAGGTGGTGAGGGGTGGAACGTGACGACGAGGCGCGTTGAGGCGGTCTCGCCGTACTTCTTGAGGGTTCGGGCGTCGCAGATTTGCGAGTCGTCGAGCCATGCCCGACCGTTGAGCCCGTCGATGACTTTCGCGAGGTTGTCGAAGTCCGGCTTCGTCGTGTGCGGGTAGTCGCCCGCGAGCGCGAGCTCCCGCTTCCACTTGGGCCATGACGGCGGCGGGACGAACGTCGCTTCGAGGAGCAGCGTTATCGGGCCGTCGTGCGGGAGACGGTTCTTCGCGACCGCGAGCCACGCCGAGAGGATCGACTGCTCCGCCGCGCGGGTCTTCGCGTCCGTGTAGGTTCGTCCCGTCCGGGTGAACCTCGGTCGACCTTTAGGGGTCGGCGTCCCGTAGAGGACGACTTCGACTTCTTCGTTCATCGTTTGCTTTTCTAGGTGGTGGTAGGCGGCTTCCGTAAGACGGTTACGTCTCGCGTAAGTCGTTGGGGTCAATATAGCGGAGGGCTCCGACATTGAAGGGATTACGAGTTGGTGCGTCGGTCGTGCGCCGTCTTGCGTTTATGGCAAGGAACGCAGAGGACGCGGAGGTTATCTATATGGTTCGTTCCGCCTTTGGAGAGCGGAATGAGGTGGTCGCATTGCCATGCTCCAGGCTGGAGCTCGGTTCCGCACATTTCGCAACGACCGCGAGCGCGTTCGAAGCGGTGCTGTCGATCCGCCGCGTACTGCGGGTCTTTGTACGCGCGACGGTAGGGGTTCCGTTCGTTGCGGATTCGTTCGTCTTCCTCGGGCCGGTGGAGGTTACAGAAGTTCCCTTGCGACGGTCGAGAGCAGACGAGGCATGGACGAGGTCGAGCTCCGCCGACCTTGTGGAGTGGGCATCTCGCCGCGCCGTCCGGAGTACGGCGACCGCAAACGACGCAGGACTTAGGACGCATTACGAGTCGCACTCCGAGCAAAGCTCGATGCCGGAACCGACTCGAGGGAAGTAGGGACGACCGCAGCGTTCGCAGACTCGAAGGCGGCGCTTGTCCTGCCGGAGCTTTACGAGACGACGTTCTCGAACCTGCTCCGCAAGCTGGGTCTCTCGTAACTCGATGAGCTGTTCCAGGTGACAGACCCTGCACATTCCGGTCGACTTCATATTCGCTAGCCGGAGACCGCAGAGAGGGCAGACGGTCAGTTCTGGGACGGCGCTTATCCGAGCGAGGATTCGTGGGCCGGCGGTCGATACGTCCACGTCGTCTCCGGTTATCTCGAGAGAGACGCGGAGCTCTTTCGCTTTCGCTTCGACCGAACCGACGGATCGCTCTAGGAGTTCCGCTAGGACGCGAGCTCCGAGAGACGCGTAGCTTCGGAGAACCTTCAGCTCTCCCGTGTTCCAAGCTCGAGGAGTCATTCGGTACGCTCTCCGAGCATTTGAGCGAAGAGCTCGTCGAGAGCTACCGGGTCGCGAGAATCGGAGTTATCCCCAGAGTCGGAAGACTTACGATTAGATTGAAGATTCAATGATGATTTGGTAGACACCCCTGTCCACCTAGTCTGTTCGTTTTTGTCTTCTTCTAGGTGGACATTCTCGGCACTTATCAACAGGTTGTTTGGGGATAACTTCTTCCTGTTGACGATGACGTGAGCGTTGACCCGGTACGCGTTCGAGATGCGAAGGAGCTTCTCTCCCTGCTTGACGAGATGCCCGGTACGGAGCTTCGAGACGATTCCGAGGTCGATTAGCTCCTTGACGTGTCGAGCGACCGAACGCTCCGTCATATTTGCTCGCGCCGCTATCTTCTTGTAGCTGGGCCAGCAGAGACCTTCGCTGTCCGCGTGGTCTGCCAGGATAATGGCGACGAGCTTTAGAGACGCCTTTGCTTCGAAGTGGTCGAGAATCAGACCGACGTGCTTTACGCTCACGAGCTGATAGCCGTCCGGGTCGCCTCCGCTTCGAGCCAAGGTGCGATAGAGTCGCGGACGATGCGGCGGTGCTTGCCGGACTCTCCGACTTGGATTGACGGAAGCGGGTTCTCCTTCCGGAAGACCCATGCTTTGACGGTTGGCAGCGAGACGCCGATCAGTTCGGCGGCTTCGCGGGCCGAGATGAGATGCTCCAAGAGCGGACTCCTTTTCGTTGGTGGTTAGCGGTTTACGCCGTAGGTATACCACGGACGTCAAGCGTCAGCCTAGCGCAATTCCTCGACTTCCATTCGCGTTTATGGTCTACTACGCGCGGAGGTCTACAGCGAGAGGAGAATAATGGCAAACGAAGTCGATAACACGGAAGAGGCAGTAGAAACTGACCTAGCTCCTCACAACATTGTTGATAAGGTCGCGTTCGGGCGTCGCCTTCGAGCCCAGCGCGTTCTAATGGGATTCGACCGAGTCGGGCAGCTAACGGACGTCCTGCGCTCGCGGTACGGCGTCGACGTGAGCGACCGCACAATCTATGCAATTGAGCGCGGCGAACAGATGCCACATATTGACTTCTTGCTCGGCGTCATGGCGGCGCTAGAAGTCAACTTCACTTATTTCAGCGCGTCCGTGAGACATGACGTGTGGCAAGACATACTTACGAGAGCGCCACGATGAGCCGTCGACCCGTCGGTTCGATACGGTGGCTCCGAGAAGGAGTCGCCCGCGTAGAGATATCGTCCGGGCGAGACCCGATAACCGGTAAACCTCGACGCCTATCGAAGACCGTACATGGCACGGAGACGGACGCAGAACGCGCTCTCGCGCGTTTACTCCTCCAAGTCGGGCAGATACCTCACGGCGAGAATATGAGCGTCCGAGAGTTCATCGAGGACGTCTATAAGCCATTCCTCGAGACGCGCGTCCGCAAAGCGACACGGATCGGTTACGAAGGGAAGCTCGACCGGCACGTCGTCCCGAAGCTCGGAGAGACGAAACTCTCGGCGCTCGAGCCCTACGTCCTCGACCGGTGGCGCGACGAGCTCCTCGAGAAGATGAGCGGTCTCTCCGCTCGACACGTCTACCGGGCCTTCTCGACCGCTCTCAATCGCGCCGTGCGTTGGCGGTTCATTACGTCGAATCCCCTGCTCGCCGTCGAACCTCCCAGCGCGGACGTCCGAGACTTCGAGACGCTCTCGGCTAAAGAGGTCGTCTCCTACCTCAAAACATTTCGCGGGCATAAGCTCGAGCCGCTTATTATCGTCGCGACCTCGACTGGGCTTCGACCGTGCGAGCTCTACGCGCTTACTTGGTCAGACGTAAACCTCGCCGAAGCGACCGTCCAAGTCCGGCGTGGACTTCACGAACGTAAGTCCGAATCATGGTTTGAGCCGCCGAAGTCGAAGCGGAGCAGCCGAACCGTAAGTCTCCCGGATTGGGCAGTCGACGCGCTCCGTCCCGTGCGCGGTATCGGCCCACTCGTACCAGGAGACGGAGCAGAAGGTCACGCGAGACCGACCGAGGTCGCGCGGCTCTATCGAAAGAATCTTCGAATAGCAAAACTCCGCTACGTCCCTATCCGCGACCTCCGGCATACCCACGCGACGCTCCTCCTCGAAGCGGGAGTCGATATCGTCGTCGTCTCCCGAAGGCTCGGTCACTCGACGGTCGCGATAACCGATACGCATTACCTCCGACCGAAGCGTTCGGCGGATCGTAAAGCAGCGGACGCCTTCGGTGAACTCTTGGCGTTATCAGGCGTTGGCGTTAGCGAGCGGGACGTCGACGCGACGAAGTGAGCTCCCGTTCGCGTAAACGCGTACGTAGCTCTCGTAAATGTTTCACGTGAAACGTAAACCGAGACTAGCTCCGCGACGGGCCTAGAGGTCTGCAAAACCCCAATCGTGGGTTCGATTCCCACCGCCGCCTCCATACGATTAGCAGGGATAATGCGGAAGCATTACCTACCCGAGAGTCCCGGCGTGGCGTTAGCGGGCGTTAGGGATTCTGATAAGCTAAGACTTGCTTGCTTTCAGGTGGTAAGCGTAAGAGAAGGCTCCGGTTCGCCGGGGCCTTCTCTGTTTGTAAGGCGAGAGCCTCCCGCCGGTCGGGTGGCGAGAGGCTCTCATGGACGCGTCGGGGGTTACGCGTCGGTCTTGGTAAGACGAATCGCCGGAGGCGGCGGCGTCTTCTTGTTGCGCCAAGAACAGACCGGAGCGAGTTCGCAACGGTAAGTGTCGTTGTCCTTCCGGAGAGTCTTTAGCTGTGCTTCGAAGTCGAGACGCATAGCGGTCAGCTCGTCTCGGTGCTTGAGCTCCATATCCGCAATGATTAGACGGAACTCGGTTCGGACTATCTCTATCTTCTTCTCGGACTCCTGCTCGACGAGACGGAGCAAACGGTCGGAAGCGGCGTCGTCGGCGGACTGCTTTTCAATCTTCGACTTCCTGTTGGTGTAAGCGGTCGTTACGACACCGCCAAGGAGAGCGAAAAGAGTTCCAAGGACGCCGACGAGAATCGCGACGTCCTGCCACGACGAGATCGTCCAACCGCTTGTAGTCATTAGCTCGCAGTCTTCCGGTACGGTGGGCGAACGACCTTAGCGACGCAAGAGCGAGCACGGATTCGACGAGCGACGCCGTCGTTCCCGTTAGCTAGAGTCGTGTTCCCTTCGATAGTGATAAGACGACCGTCTTTCGTGCGACCTTCGACGATGCCCGTGTGGTCGATAGTCGAGGACGTTCCGGGCCATGAGAAGAAGATGACGTCGCCGGCCCGCGCGGTCGAGAACGTAGCTTCCTTCCACGCATACGAACGGAGTTCCGAATAGAGACCGGGTGCGCTCGCGGTCTTACGGATATGGAAGCCAGCGTCCAGGAGGCAGACGCAAACGGTCTCGGCGCACCACGGGACGCCGTTCCAACCGAACTCGCGACCGATAGAAGTCCGGTTCGACTTTGGCGGGTTCTCTTGGATACCGAGACGCTTCCGCGCCTGACGGAGGACTTGCACCGAGGTAGGCATTAGAGCTGACCTCCGAGGGAGTAGTCGACGTCCGGGGATTGGCTGACGTTCTGTTCTCCGTCGTCCGGCTGTGTGCCGTTATACGTCTCGACGGGGTCGGGGCCGTGGACGTCAGCGGGTCGCTTGTCCATACGATGCCTCCTGTGTCGTTTACCGTCCTAGTCTTACGAACGTGTCACGAGACAAAAGAATCCCCCTACGCCGACCTCAACGGTGTAGGGGGATTCCGGGGGACTTCCAGCCTAGCGCATTATTGGCAGGAGTCGCATTGAAACGCGTCCATTGGATCGACGGGGCAAGAGTAGCCACCGACGGAGTCGAGCGAGTCTTTCATTTCTTCCTTTCGTGCAGGGTCGACTAAAGACCTCCCGGAGGAGGTCTCTAGTTGTTCGGGTTGGTTAGGAGTCGCTCGAGGGAGCGGGTGCGGGAGCGGGAACGTGGTTCACGGCGACGACGCCCGAGACGATAGCGAGGATAGCGCCGACCGCCTGAACAATCTTCCCGGCGACGTCCGAGTCGATAATGCCGAACGATACGAGCAGCGGGACGACGGCGAGCGCAATAGTGTTCACGCCAGCGGTCACGCTGTAGAGGGTCTTACGAAGCTTAGGGCTAAGAGTCATTTTGGGAGTGTCCTTTCGATTAGCGGAGGTTCGAACCGGCTCGCTTGAGCGCGGCGTAGGTCTGTGGGCCGGGGACGCCGTCGATAGCTCCCTTGTAAAGCCAGTGCGCGGCGAGCCACTTCTGCGTAGCCGTCCACGTTCCGGTGCCGGGTTTGCCGTCGATAGCTCCGGCGTATCCCCAATACTGTTTGAGGTATCCCTGAAGGAGCTTCCAGTTTCGCTTCTGCAACGCGTTGGGCTCGGGGATAGGAGCGGGGACTCCGATGAAGTGCGTGTGCCAGGATTCGGAAGCGATATCAAAAACGAATCCGTGCTTCGCGAAGATAGACCTGACGGTCGGGTTGGCTCCGTTAGAGACGTCGGCGGCTTTGCCCCAGCCGTGGATGCTTCCTCCGGGGTAAGCAGCGGTCGGGGTCTCGCCGCGCTTCATGCGCCCATACTGAAACCATTGGTTCGACTGACGCGTCGAAGTCTTGTGCTCGTCCTTGACGAACTGATCGGCGGGAATACCGAGGGGCCTATAGCCCTCGTTGATTCCGATTTTGATTCCAGCCTGTCGGCACTCCGCGAGCGCGGCGATAATCGCGTGACCTACGTCGGGCTTGAAGTAGTTTCCCTCGACGTCGAGCATCGCTCCGGTCGGGATTTGCCCGTTCTTGTAGCCGCCCCAGTTATCTGCCATAGACCTAGCTTGCGCTAGGTGTCACGGGCTCCCAGCCGAGGAGTTTCGCGCAGTCGTCGCAGTAGTATCCCGACCAAGATTGCTCGGGGTCGAGGTAGAACGTCGGGCCGACGTTCCCGCAGTTCGGGACGTCTGCGAGCGCGACCGGCTTCTCGGGCTGGTAAGCGTTCATGCACCAGAACGTGACAACGTCGTCGGATCGTTCAGCCATAATCAAGCCCCTAAGTAAGTTACGGTTATTGCGGTCGAGTAAGGGTTGCCCGTGTACATGGCGAGCAACGAGCCCGAGGTTTGACGAGTCGTCAACTGAACGACGTCACCCTTCGTTAGTTGCATGACTCCGCTCGCGTGTACGTTCGCAATGCTTCCGGCGGGAGGAGCTTCGACGTTCGAGTAGATGTTTTGACTGCCGCTGGAGCTCGTAACGTAGCCGGAGCGTTGCCCGGTCGCGTTGGCGTTATAGCCGTAGTTGTAGCTCACCAGGTAAGTGCCGGTAATCGGCGCGACGATATTGGCGCTCGTACCGCCGGGCCACATTCCCCACGGGTCAAAGACTGACGCGTCCCACGCCACCGTCGTGTAGGTCGCACCTGACGAGATGCTATACGCCGTGTTGCGATACAGACGGCAGGACGGGACTTGCCCGCCTAGGCCCGCAATAGCTCCGACCGCTACCCAGTCGCGACCATCCGTATCGAGCCAGACCTGCGAACCGACCTTCGGCGGGTAGTGCGAGAAGTAACGGACGCCCGTAATGTTCGTCGTCGATCCCGCGATAGTCACGGTTAGGGTCTGGTCTGCTCCGATAGTGACAACCGTACCCATACGGCGGCGGAGCGGAGCCGGATTCTGGGCCGACTTCATAGCGTCGACGAGCTGTCTCATATCGTTCATTGGGTCTGCCTAGCGTTAGCCGTCAAAGCGTCGGAAGCTTTCAACGGGATAGTAAGCGAGTCGATGACGGCGGTGTATTGCGTACCCTTCACGTTCATCGTGATTACGTCGAGAGGTTCGAGCGCCGGGTTCGTAACGACTGTCCAGGAGAGACCGTAAGCTCGACCTTTCAGCTTCGAAAGCAGCGTCGTCGCGGCGGTCTGCGCGATAGCCGTCGTCGTCAAGAGCGGCGACGAGTAGAAGAGCGGCACTTTGCCGTAGTTGCCGAGGTAGTAGGTCGGTGATACCGGGTTGGTATCCCACACCTCGCCACGCGTCGGGGTCGTAATCCCTGTACCTTCGCCCGTCGCGATAACGCCGTTATAGACCGCGTCGAATGATCCCGAAGACTCCGCACCGACGACGAGGTTCGTCGCGCCGACACCGAAGTCGAATACCGCGCTCGCCGTCGCAGGGTCGGGGACGGGAACAGCTCGAGCCGTTCCGTTGCCGTCGAAGTTGAGGTCGTAACCGTAATCACTAAAGAGCTTACGAGCTGAAGCCCACGGGTCGCTCGAGTCGCCAGCCTCGTAGACGACCTGCGCCGTCAAGCTGTCGGTTACATTCGAGAAGTTCGTCGCGACCAGAGACCAACGGGATTGAAGAATCGCGTTCCCTGCGACAGCCAGCGGGATAGACGCGACTGCCGAACCGCCGGACGTATAGGTTCCCGTCGCCGTGTTCGCGACCGTAAACGTCGTCGACGTCGGAACCGTAGCGATAACAGCGTTCGTCAAGTTATAGGCGGTCGGAGTTACGCCCGTAATCGTGACGTACTGCCCGACGCTGAAACCGTGCGCCGCGCTCGTCGTATAAGTCACGACGGTTCCCGAACCGGTAACGGTCGAGACCGCCGCCGTAATCGGGCCGGCGAGCTGGAACGGGTCGGTGAACTTCGCGCGACTAATCTTCTTCGAACGGTCGGAGCCTGACCAGGAGACGGTGCCTCCGGTCGCACGGTTGATAGTCGCCGAGTCGGTCGAGAAGACTCCGAGCGGGACGTATTCGGTTGAGCCGTCGGCGAGCTTTAGTCCGCGACGAATCGTTATCTCTAGGCCCGGAGTCATTACCAGAGCGAAGACTTGCGCCGTGCTAAGTGTCGGCGTCGCCGAAAGCTCAAGGGACGCCGTCCGTGTGATTCCTCGACGGCTGTCCATAGAGACCGAGCCGTCTTGTACCGATAGGACGGTTCCGTCGGACGCGGTAACAGAGACTCTGACGGTCTGCGAGGGGGAACGCAGAGCCGTCAGAAACGCGGTGCTGACGGCATACATTACGGGGCCGAAGTTTCGACGTAGGAGACCGTAACGGTTCGTTTAGGAGCGGTCGCAGAACCAATCGTCGAGACTTTCGCGCCAGACGTAATGCGAATGTATTTGGACCAACCGAACGGCGACTCGAGCAGAATCACTTTTTGCGCCTCGAGAACCGCTTTGAGATATGTCCACTCGTTAGCGGTTACCGTCACGATAGTTAGGTCGCCGTCCCAACCGCCAAGCGCACCAGCTACCACGACGGGATAACGACGATCTAGCGGTCGGAAGACGCCGACGTCTTCCGTAATGGACTCGCCGAGCTCGCCGACGATTTGCGCGTCGATAATGTTGAGGCTTTGGCTCTCGGGGACTTTGAGGTTCCAGGTGTCGGCTGGCAAGACCGGAGCCGTTGTAGCGAACCACTGTGACGACATAGGCAAGCCGCCGGTGTAGGTCGTGTTCACGCGAACGCGGTAAAGCACGCCGCCATTATTGCGCGGGCATTCGTCGTCGCGAACGAACATTTGTACGCCGAACGTAACCGCGACGCCGGTGGCATTACGCACGGCGGTGTAGGTGTTACCGCTGTCGACCGAGCGTTGCACGTCCACCGTCGGGTTACTGTGACCGCTCGTCGCAATAGGCGTCACGTTGATGTAAGTCTGGTCGACCAATGGGTCGTTCGTAATAGAGACCGTCGGCACAGTCGGCAACGGGTTGTTCATCGTCAACGTGGCGACCGACGACCAAGCTCCGATTTGGTCGTTGTTGACGTTAGTTCCTGTCGTGCTCGTCGTCTTCGTCGAGTTGACGTAAGACGCTTGACCTTCGCGGTAACGGACTACGCGGGCATAGACGTTGTAGCTTCCGTTCGGCAGCGCATCCGGCATAACCGCGTTGACGGTTTGAGCGGTCACTCCGCTACCGGCGATATTTACGTTCGTCGTGACATAAGAGACAAGCGTTCCGGTTCCGACGCCCGAACCGCCGGATTCGACGCGCACCTCGACCGTGTGCTTGCGTAGCCCGCTCGAGTCCGACGCGGTCGTTTCCCAGTCGATAGTGGTGTTCACCGTGATTGGGATTGTTGGCGTCGACGAAGTCGTCATCGTCGTCGCGGTAACGGTCGCCGTAGCGCGGGTCAACGTGTAGTAGGTCGCCCAGATATCAAGAATGTTGGCGACGTTCGCTTGTCCTCGGTACGGCTGGAAGTCGAGGTACATTCCGGTAACGCTAAGGTCTGAAACGGCCCACGAAGAAGAAGCCAGACCGACCTCGAGCTGGGTCGCGCTTGCGTTCTGCGACAGCCACGGGCTCGCGTAGAAGCTCTGCGCGTCGGTCGGACGGCGCACGTTCAGGAAGACTTGGTTTAGAGAGCCGGTTCCTGCTTGCGTGTACCTAAACGAGGAGCCCGTGCGGGCGACAAAGTCGTTTGCGCCAATCGAGGGAATACCGAGGCGGAACGTCCAGATTGGCAACGACGGGTTGGCGTTGTTGTAGACGTAGGTCGTGTCGCTCGCGTCATTGAGCGCGGCGAGCACTTGCGCTACACCGGTGGAACCGGCGTTCGTGGTCAGGTACGCGCCGGACGTCATAACGACGGACGGGCGAACAACTACAGAGCCCATTACTGCGACCTCAACTCTTTAGCGAACTGCGTAAGCGCGTCATTGACCGCCGTGCTTACGTCGTTCTTATCGGCGTTGCCGTTGATATTTACTTGGACTGCTCCAGGAGTGACGGTAACGTGCGGAGTCGCCTTCGAGTTGACCGTCATTTGAGCAGCGAGACCGGCGTAGCGGTTTACGGATGCCGTGTCCGCGTTGAATGTCTTGAGATCGGAACCGCTCATAGAGTCGAGAGCCGCCGCTTGAGCTCCACCCTGTACCGGGCCTTCCTTGAGGAGCTCCGAGATAGTCGCGCCGTTGAGACCTTTACGGCGGAGCGACGAGACGTGCGCGACGAAGTCACGCATAGCGGTTACTTGCGAGCCCGCCGAAGCGAGCATCGACTGCGCGGTAACGGTGCCGTCCGGCGTTACGAGCTGACCGAGGGAGAACGATCCGACGAAGTTAGCGGTTGCTTCTTTGAGCGCCTTTGTCGTTTCGTCTGCCATTTTCTTAGCAGCGGAGACGACCTTCGGAGTCGACTTCTTTAGACCGTTCGCCATACCCGCGCCCGTGTTCTGACCAATCGAGTCGAAGACCGCCGAAGGCGAGTGGATTCCGAGGATGTTCTTTACTCCGCCGACGACTCCGTCGACGAGGTTCTTTACGCCGTTCGTAACCGTGCTCCAGGCGTTCTGGATTCCCTGCCATAGTCCCGCGACGATTTGACGTCCGACGTCGAGGAGCCATTTACCGGCTCCGGCGAGGAGACCGAGAATCGTCTCGTTGAGGTTGCGGAAGAATCCGACGACCGCGCCGATAGCGTTTCGGACTCCGGAGACAATCGCGTTCCATACTGTCGCGAGGAACGCTTGCACTTGTTTGAAGTGCGTAACGATGAAGACGACTGCGAGCCCTATCGGGCCGGTGATAATGCCGAGAATGAGGGGCCAGTTTTGACCGACCCAACGGAAGACCGCGCCGATAGCGTTGCCGATAGCGCCGAAGACTTTTCCGAAGAAGTCGCCAAGCCATTTGAGCCCTGCGCCGATAGCGTTTACGACGTTCTGCCAGATTTGCTGTCCGAGCTTCGTCTTCGTGAAGAAGTAAGTAACGGCAACCACGAGGACGCCGATAGCGGTAATGAGCAGACCGATAGGGTTAGCGTTCGCTAGAGCGTTGAAGACGAGTTGAGCGGCGTTCCAACCGAGTTGCGCGAGTTTCGCGATTTGAAACGCTTTTCCGACCGCGATGATCGACGAGAGGAACGGCGCGAGAAGTAGACCAGCAGCGGCGACCGCGCCGACTCCAACAATGGTGTCCTTTACCGGGCCGGGGAGATTCTGGAACGCGTTGATTACTCCGGTGAGCCAAGTCATGAACTTGTCGGCGACCGGTAGGAGCGCCGTACCAATCGTCACTTGGAGAGCCTTTAGCGAGTTGTTGAACTTTGCTTCCGTACCGGCGGCGCTATTACCGTAGGCTTCCGCCGATCCCGCGACTCGCTTCTGGAGCGCGTCGATAGCTTGAAGACCGGAAGCGTGTTTTGGCAACATGACGCCGATACGGGCGAGGCTCGTAATGTTGCCGTTATACGCCTTACCTACCAGGACGGCGGCTTGGTTTAGGTCGAGGTTCTTACGGCGAGCGAGGTCGGTTGTTACCTGTAGGAGGTCGAGGGACTTACCGGCTTTACCGGTCGTCGTCGTTAGCTGGGTGAGCGCGTCGCGGAGCTGTCCCTTCGAGTACGCGGAGAGGTCGGACGTCTTCTTTAGCGTTTCCTTCGCGGTCTCGTTGTAGTCCTTCCAATGCTCCTCGGACTGACGGACGTAAGGACTGACAGCTTCGACCGCCGCCTTGAGCTGTTCCTGCGACGTCTCGACCATAGCGGCGGCGTGGAGAGATTCCTTGAGGTACGAGCCGAGACCGAGAGCAGCGAGCGAGGAAGCAATCTTCGCGCCGGTCGAAGAGACCGCGCTTTGGACTCGGCCCATAGCTCCGCCGAATCCCGTGGCGTTCTGCCGAGCTTCCTTCTCGAGACCGTTTAGCGTCTGCCGAGCGCGGTCGATTTGACGCATATCGGCGGTGCCGTAAACGGTGACTTTGACTGCCATTAGTAAGATTCTCCTGCCGAGTCGAGTTTAGCTTGGAGGTCACGCTCGGCGTTCTGAACCGATACCTTGATATGTTCGAGACTCTCTTTACCGTGCTCGTCCCACGCCGACCAGAGGAAGCGTCCAGGAGAGCCGTAACGCGCGTTTAGAGATCGGATAAGACCCGAAGCTTGCGGAGTCTTTCCTCCCTGAACTTTACCGGCGAACTCGAAGATAGCGGCTCGAACGCCGGGAGCTGACTTCTCCCACGAGGAAGCGACGCTCCCTCCGCCGCTCATAGCGACGACGGAGCCAAGGAGTTTACGGGCCGAGATACGGACGCCGTAAGCGCCTTTCGGATACTTACCTTGCGCCGCGTCCCGCGTCTTCTCGAGGGTGTGGCGGATATCTTTGCGAAGACTCTTCAGCAGGTCGGGCTCGAACGCTTTTAGCGCCGCCATGGTCTCTTTGACACCACGGATTTCTATATTGGTGCCTTGCCGTGCCATGGTTACCGTCCCATTTTTGCTCTTAGGTCTTGCTCGAGCTTTGCCCTTTGCTGTTCTCGTCCCTGCTCTTCGAGGAGCTCATAGAGAGCATCGAAGACTTCCGGGTCGCAACGCTCGAGGTCGAGACCGAAGCCAGCCGCGAGCGCCACCTGCGCTATAAGGCGGGCGGCGCGTCGGCTTCCCCCGGTTCGTCCTCGATAATCTGAAGAAGAGCCTCGCCCTGCTCGGCGGTCATAGAACCGAGAGCGACGGCTTGCTCGATTTGCTTACGCGAAGGCTTCACGTCGACCTCGGAGACGTCGTCAATCCACGTCTCAAACTTCGAGTCGCTTTGGATATCGCCTTGACGCTTACCGGCGAGCCACGCCTTGTAGGTAATTGTCATGCCGTCGTCGACGACCCAGCCTTGCTTTTCGAGAGCAGCCAAGTCGCGCGGGGCCTTGATATCTTCACCGACGCCGATAGTGACGCCGACGCTAGGTACTCCGCTAAGGAAGTTGATTGTTGCTTTGATCACTTGCCCGACCTTCTTTCGTGTTTTGGATTAGTAGGTAGCCTGTCCGTTGGTCAACGCGTAGACCAGGGGAGCGGTTCCACCGGAGGGCATGACTGCGATTCCGGAGAGCTCGATTTCGATAGCTCCACCCTTCGGGTCAGCCTCGGGGAACGCGGTCAAGAACGCGACCTTCGAACCGGTAACGACAAGCTGTCCGGTTCCGTTGTTCTCCTTGAACGTCAGCGAGACCGAGCCGGTCGGAGCGACGAGCGCGACCGAGGTTCCCGATGCGCCGTTCGTGACGGTCTTACGGAAGAGGCTAAGGTCGTCGGGGACGATAGTCAGCTTGAGCATGTGCTCTTGAACGCCCTCGTAGACGTCGTCCGCTTCGATAGCCGCTGACGGGTCGATAGCTTCGACGTTGTTCTTGATTGAGAGCTCGCCGCCGACGACGCGGGCCGAGACGAGAGTCGATCCGAGAACGTCGACCGAGAAGGTTCCACCGACGGGGACGAGGAACGACTCGGAGCCGGTCTCGTCGTTCGTCGGAGTAAACGTCGACGGGTAGGAGAAGACGGTTCCAAGAACCTTTACACCAAGCTCGACGGGGTCGGAGTTCTGCCACTTGAGCGAGAGCTCGTCGACCTTACAGTCGCGGACGGCTTCGATAGTGCTGTCGAGACCCTTAGCGAAGACCGAGAGGTAGGGTAGGTCACCGGTCGCGAAGGTGTGGACGTAAGGCCCGGTGCCGGTAACCGTGTCGGTTCCGAGAGCGCCAAGCAGGTAGAGACCGAGGGTCTTCATGTACGAGAGGCTCTGGAGGTCTGCGCCGTTTACTGCCTTGTCGCGGTAGACGTTGTACGCGGCTCGCTTGCCAGCGGTGACGTCGAGCGCCTTCTGCGAAGGCTCGACCGAGACGGGACGTCCGCCTTTGAGACCGTGAGCGAAAGTCGGTTGGCTAGCGAGAGTTCCCTTAGCGGACTGCTTCGCGACTCCGCTGATAGCGGTTATCTTTTGGATTGGCATTACTTAGCCTCCGGGGTTTCGGTTGGTGTGCTGGAGTCGCCGACAACGTCTTTCGTTGCCGAAGCCTTGGAGGTCTTAGGAGTAGCCAGACCCTGCGAGATGAGAAGGTCAGCGACGACCTGCTCGACGTCGTTGTCTCCCGCCTTCAAGTCAAGGTCGGCGGGCTCGCCGTCTGCTCCCGTAATGCTTACGTGGACGGCTTCGGTAATGGTGATATTTGCCATATCTCTAGTCTCCTTTTAGTGTCACGCGAGGAACGACTGGCACTCGACGGTGAGCTTTAGAACTCCCTCGCGAGCGCGACCTTCGGGATCGGCGAACGCTCCCTCGTAGTCTCCGGCGACGATTTGCGCGAAGAGAACGACGCCTCCGAGAAACGCGTTCGAACCGATAACGGTCGAGATATATCCGGCGGCGGTTCGAATCTCGTCGCGGACTTCTTGCGCGGTCGAACCGGTCTGCTTGTCGTAGATGAAGACCGCAAGTCGGAACGTCTCCGTCTTCGACGCAAGACCCGTGGTGTAGGCGTCCTGCGTCCAGTCCGAGACTTGCTCGTCTACCCAGATGTGCTGTGGCTCTGGTCGGCCCGCCGGGATGCCGAAGTCGATTCGCCACGCCGAGAGTTCGGTCTTGGCTTGCAGAGCGGAGACGAGCGCGTCCTGCGCGGAGAACGCTTTAGTGTCGAAGCTCATTAGCCGATTCCCACGCCTTTGCGTCCGAACTGGTCGATAGCGGCGTCGACGTCCGGAATACCGGTCACGCCGTCGCGTCCAGCGATAGTCAGACGGAACATTTGGTCGCCGATAGAAGTCGCGGTCGCGCGACCGGGAAGATCGGACTTGACGAGGTACTCTCTAGCCAGGAGAAGAGCGGCGCGAGTGATAGCTCCCGGAGCGCGGTCGTAACCGTGTTCGTAGTGGAGCTTGATGTTGTTCTTACCGAAGGGCCAAGCGGGCCATTGGACGCCCGCCGAGCGCCAGATGATATTGTCGTCGACCGTGATATTCGCGAGCTGGTCGGAAGCGACGTCGATTCCGTTGACCGTTACCGAGTTCACGGTTCGGAGCTCGAAGTTCGGGACGACAAGTCCGCGATACTCCGCGCCGTACATAAGCGGGTTGTAGCCGCGCGTGAGATCGGGGCTGTTACCGTCGATAAGAAGACGACGACCTCGAGGGACGAACGCGACGCGGGCAGCGCGTGGGCCTTCGATAACGTCTTCGACCCACGTCCGAATCTTGCGGAGTTGCGCGGTCGGGTATTTTACGGCGTCCGAGAAGGCACGGTCGAACGCGCGAAGGTCGGCAATCTCGAAGAGGTAGCCGCCGACCAGGTCGACGGTCGTCGTCCATTGGGTAGCGACGCCGGAGACGTTGCCCTGCCAGACAATCGAGTATTGGTCGAGCTTCGTCAGCGTGGCGACCGGGACGGTAGCGGAGAAGACCGAGCTCGCACAAGTAGCGGTAGGCGTCGCAATCTGGACTCCCGCGCCGTCGTAGACGGTCGCCGTGAACGGGCCGGCGACGGTCGCGAGGTTACCGTCATCGTCGACGGCGTTCTCCGTGAACGTGTATGAGCCCGTTGCTTGACGCTTGACTCGAATCATTGCTACGCCTTCCGAGGGTCGTTACTTTGTAGCGGTCTCGCCCTTGTCCTTGACGGCGCGTTCTGCCTTAGCGGGTTCGGCGACGCCGTTCGCAATAAAGAGAGCGGCGATATCCTCGGGGACGTTAGCGGTGAGGCCAGCCTCGTATTCGTAAGCGGTTACGCCGTCTTCGCTCGCGGTCTGAATGTTGCCGTAGCTGATGAAGTGGATACGCAAGGTTCCTCCTAGTTCGTTGACTTCAGACTAGGTCGGGTGTCACGAACAAAAAGAAAGCCCGCCATGTTCGGACGGGCTTTCCAGGGAAGAGACGAGTCCCCGCTTAGTCGATCATCGTGATTTCGTAGCACCGCTGGCAGATATCCTCGCCGGAGAACCGCTCTATCTTCAGCTTCGCGACTCCGTCGAGCATGAGCCAAGCGATAATCGTCGACCAGATTGACTGGTGGTCGTCAATCATGCGGAGCTTCTGAAGGACTCCGCCTTCTGCGTTTAGTGCTGTGACGAGCGCGGTGTTCATATTCCCCTCCCGAAGGTAGCACGAAGGCCCGCCTTGTAAGGCGGGCCTTCGCTTTGGTTGCCGGGTTAGGCGTTGTTGGACTTGAGCAGGATGACTGCGTCCTTGTTCCAAACGGTTCCACCCATGCGGGCGAGACCGTAGTAACGCACCAGAGGAGCGGCGGTGTAGGGGTCGCGCAGGATGCTGGCGTTCTTGTGGATTCCAGCGGCGTAACCCTGCGACAGGTCACCGAAGGCGACGGGGAAGTTCGAAGCTCCGATAGCGGGAGCGTCGTCAACCTCGACAACGGGCTTACCAAGAATGGTGAAGTGACCGTCTGCGGTGGTCTGAACGAGCGGGGTGTTGTTGAGGTTCGGGTAAGCGAATCCCATGATGCTCGACAGGGTTGCGGGCGAGAGGTACCACTTCGCGGTCGCACGGAACTTCTGCGGAAGCGCAAAGAACGTGGTCAGGAACGAAGTGTTCGTCAGCGCGGCAGCGGAGCCCGAAAGCTGGGTGCTGTACGAGGACGAAGCGAGGAAGATACCAGCAGCCTGCTGTGAACCGGTTCCGGCTCCCTGAGCGAGCTGGCTCTGGAACTTCTCAGCGAAGTCCTGATAAATCCACTCGGTAGCCATGGTCTCTGCACCGTCGACGCTGTCCAGGAACTGCTGGCTGTAACGCTGGTCGGTGTAGAGGTCGAACGCCTGAAGCGACGCGTTGGTGAACGTCGGCTCGCTCTGCTCGGTACGCGAACCGGACTCGGTTGCGTTGGCGGTAACACCGTGCGTGTCCTTGCGGGGCAGGTACATGGTGGTGTCGCCGCTCATGTTGAACACGGTCACGTTCTGGAGAAGAGGAGAGACCTTGCGGAACTTCTCAATCAGCGGAGCGTGAACGGGCTCGGGAACGATGTAGCCACCGTTTGCGTCCGTCATAGCGAGAACGGCACGGTCTTCAGCGCCGGACTTCATGTATGAACGGAACGCGTCCGATACGCGAGCGTCCTCGGTCGTCTCACCGATAGCACGTCCACCCTCGGCAATAGCGCGGGCTTCAGCGATCTCGGCGTCGCGGGCCTCGAGACGCAGACGGTCGAGCTCTTCGAGCTGTCCCGTGATCTTCATTAGCTTGTCGCGGTCTTCCGCAACGAGCTCGGTGTTAGCAGCGAGTTCGGCACCGGCGGCGCGGAGCTCCTCTGCCTTACGGTCAATGGCACGGTAGTCCATGTCATTAGTCCTTTCGGTTAGGGATGAATCCGAAGATTGGCGAGAAGCCGCGCTTCGGGGTTGGGGTTTCGGTCGCGCCGACCGATGACCGAGCCATGTTCACGGGCGCGCCGCCTGTGCTTTCCGGTTCGGAGCTTTCTTCTGCGTCGTCCGGGTCGACGCCGTTAGCGTCCATTGGGTCGACGGTCGGGTCGAGGGCTTCAGACCCGAGGGAGGCGGAGAGTTGCCACTTCCATTTCTGGTGCATATCGATGCGCTCGGCGAGGAAGTTCGCAAGGCCCTGCTGGTTGTTTTCGATAGCGCAGTCGAACGTGTCGGCGAGCGAGTCGATGACGACGTCGTTAGCGGTAAACAAGTCCTGTGCGAGAGCGGTCGCGTTCTGTCCGACGTTCGCGTCCGTGAGGTCGCGGAGCTCGACGAGAGCGGGAAGCTGGAACGGAGCGGTCGAGCCAAGCTTGCGGAGGTTCTCGGCGAGCGGATCGACGGAGCTGTAGACGTCTTCGTAGATTTCTTCGAAGAGCTGGTGGTATTCGGAGAAGTTCGGACCTACGACGTTCCAGTGCGCTCCGTGTGCGCGAAGGTAGAAGGAGACGACGTCAGCGAACGTCTCGGTCAGCTCTTCGACCAGGTCGGGGATGCTTGTGGGCTCGAGCGCGACGGCGCGGGTTTCGGACTTCATAGGTTCCACCTTCGGGGTAGAGGTTGAGCGGTTAGCCGAATCCTCCTCGGCTCCGGTGGGGTCAAGCTGTGAGAGGACGTTCTGGAGAGCGACGAGAGCTTCGCGGAGAGCGTTTTCGTTCGATGCGGAGAGGACGCGACCGACGCGCTTCTCGATAACCGACTCGACCTTCGAACGGGCTTCGGCGGTCGTCTCCGGGTAGGCGGGCATGGACGTAATCGTGAGCTCGGAGATGCGAGCGGACTTTACGTCGCGGTAGACGAAGCCGTCCTTTGTGTACCACTCGTCTTCGTCGACGATCATTCGGAACGAACAACCTCGGATATCGCCGCGCTTCATTGAGACGGAGAGGTCTTTCGCCCACGTCGTGTCCGGCGGGTACGCCGTAAACGCGACACCGGAGGAGTCCTGTCGGACGTCCATAGTTCCGGCGGTCACACGTCCGAGAACCATGCTCGAGTCGTGGTCGAATAGAGCGACGAGGTCGGCGTCGAGATTCACAGCTCCCGGCATGATGCGCTCGCGGAAGCCGCCGAGGTCGACGCTCCACGAGTCGAAGAGGATAGCGCGGGCGTCGATACGGGGACGACCGTTCTCCATTGAGAACGCTACGTCGCTTACGGCGCGGATTTCGACCTTGCTCATATCTCTATCGTTTCTTTCGTGTCACGTTAGTTTGCGTTGTCGAGGCGCTCGACTTCGGCATAGGCCCAGTCGCGGGTTCGCGTCGCCGATTCCTTAGTTGACCCGCCACCCCATAGGAGCATGGCGACTAGGCCCGCTCCGGGATATCCGGGGTCTTTAGGGTCGCTATTCTTCGGCGCATCGAGGTCGACCAGGTGACGGTCAATCCACGGGCCTATCTTGCGAACCTTCGCTTCGGTCACGTTTCCGTCAGCGAGAGCGCGGGCGTCACGGATAGTCGCGTCGACGAGTCCGTCTCCTCCGCGACCGTCTTCGTAGAGCTTTACGCCGCGAGCAGCGTTCTCGCTTACATAGGTAGGAACGTCAATCGAGCCGGTCGCGCGGTTCTCGCCGAGAGCTTCGTCTACAATCTCGCTCGCAGAGACAGTCTCGCCCGCGAGGGTTAGAGCTCGCTCGAGCGGCGGGATAACGTGCTCGATAGCCCACGCGCGGGTAGTCTCGGCGGGACGTCCACGTTCGGCGTCCTGCTTCGCGCGAATACGGATACGGTCGATGACGTCGTCGATGACGGGTTGGAGTACCGAGCGAGGCTGGGCAGAATCTCCCGGCTCGATTGTCGGATCGGCGGGCGCGTCGACCTCGACGGCTTTTACCGTGTTGCTCGCGGCTTTCGGAGCTTCGCCGCCGAGAGCTTCGCCCGCCGGAGCCGTGTTGAGCGGGACGCGGTATTCGTCGCCGCCGTCGTACGGGTCCATGTCTTCGTAGGCGCGAGCCTCATTCGGGCTCATTACGCCGGCGTTGATAAGGGTCGAATAGCCGGCGGTTCGAGCCGTGTAGTCCCCTCGGAGAATCGCGTCGACGTTCCATTTGACGTAGAGGTTCTCTTCGCCGGAGATGAAGAGCTTGCGGACGACGCGCTCGGTATCGACGGCGATAGGCGTAATCGTGTGCTGGGCGAACCAGAGTCCCGCCTGTTCAGAGTTCGTGTAGGTTCCGTGCGTCCAGTCCTGAACCAGGGGAAGAGGTACGCGGTAGATACGACAGATTTGCTCGAGATACCAACGCATCTGTCCACTAAGGTCGGCGTCCTTGAGGCTCATCTGGTTCTGCTTGACCTTGATTCCTCGGTCGAAGATGCGGGTCTTGCCCGCGCCAAGGACTCCGGCGGTCGTCGAGAGCGAGTTCGCAATCGCCTTGACGTCGTCCGGGGTTAGCGTGTTGTCGGTCTCGAGGTAGGTCGGGAAGTGCGAACCGTTGTTGAGGAACCGTCCGAAGAACTGCTCGGTCGCGATAGAGAGACCGATAGTGTCGCGAATAAGGTCGATTGGCGACGCGGCTTCAAACGGGTTCTTTAGGAACGGGCCTTTGAACTGAAGAATGTCTCGCGCGGAGTAGTCGCCCTTTGGGGTTACGTCGTCTCCCTCGTAGCGGTAGGCGACCTTGCCGTTCGCGGTGCGGAGTTGCGGGTTCGTACCGAAGAGGGGCCATAGCTCGCTCGGGCGTCCCTGCTTCCAGATAACGCGGAAGTAGGCGTTGCCGGTCACGTCCTGTCGAATCTGCTTCCAGCGCAGTGCTTCGCCCGAGGTCATAAGGTCGTTCGGGCGTTCGAAGAGGAGACGGTAGACGTCGTGGTCGGAGACCGGGACGCGCTTACGGTCTTCCTTGCGGAAGACTCCACCAGGAAGAGCGGAGAACGTCTCGGCGCGTACTTCGACGCAAGCAGCGACGGCGACGGAAGCGAGAGCGGTCTCGGGAGTTACCCTCACGCCGGAGGCGGAGACGTTTCCGCCGTAGAAGAACGCTTGAGCGAGAGCGTCGATAGCGTCTTGCGAACGCTGTTCGCTCCGACCTCGCAGAGCGGCGAAGGGGTTTAGTTGCACGGGCGTTTTCCGTTCTGCCGTTTCAGTTTCGTTTCGAGTCTCGCCGAGGTGTCACGCTAGATACTTACGTCGAGCGAATAGACTCCGCCGGTCGAAGCGAACGACGGGCCTCCGAGCGCCCATTCCGACTCGGCGATATGAACCGCCATAGCGAGCGAGACCGCCGCGTCGATGTTCTCCTGCGGAGAGACCTTCGTTAGTCGCCAACCGGACGGCGGGATTTCTTTCGCTCCGGCGTTGAGGACGTGCTTCGTCAGCATCGGATCGTTGCCGTGCCGGATACGTCCCATTTGGATTAGGTCGTAGAGGTTCATCGAGGCGGGAATCATTCGGGACGCGTTCTGCGGGAAGTCTTCGACCGGGAGTCCTTCGCGGGCGAGCTCGTCCATAATCGCGAAGAGGTGCGCCGGGTCGACGATGATTCGCGAGACGTTGTACGTCTGGTGGAGTTCGCGGAGCAGGTGCTTGAGCTCGTCGAAGTCGAGGAGTCCAGCTTCGGGGTCAGCGTCGAACGACCACGCTTTGACGTTGTGGAATCCGTCGGCGTCGCGTTGGTCGAGGACGACGGCGGTCTTGTCTCGACGGGGAGCAGCGTCGACGCCGATAACGCAAGGACGTTCGAGGTCGATAACGGGGTCGGCGTCGCAAGCTTCCCAAGCTCTCGGGTTGAACGCTCGAGCGTTGTCGCCGTCGGTCGGAGTGATGTTCAGGTGAAGGCGCTGGAAGACCGGCAGAGGGACGGCGTTGTATTGCGATTGGAGCATCTCCGGCGTAATCCAGGACGCCGGGTTCGCCTTGCGCCACGTCGCCGGGTCGTGCGGGTCGTCGGTCTCTTTCGCTCCCTGCCAATAGATGTACGAAGCCGGGTCGGTCGCCCATTGTTCGCGGAGGAGATCGACGCCGTTACCGGGCCTAGCGCCCGCCGTACTGATAGCGACGAAGAGTCCCTCCTCGCGACCGACCATACCCGTGACCATGCTCTCGACCATGGAGAGGTCTTTCATAACGTGGACTTCGTCGCCCGAAGCAAAGCTCGGGTGGAAGCCTTGCGAGGTGTCGGCGTCGAACGGGAGCGCCCGGAACGTCGCGCCAGTCTCGACGACTTCGATTACGTTGCGGTAGACCTTCGTCATAGACCGGAGGAGCGGGTCGGCGTTGATCATTCGTTTTGCGGTGTCGAAGATAATCGCCGCCTGTTGGCGCGTCGTAGCGAACGCGTATTGCTCGCCGCCGTAGACCGGTTCCCCGTAGAGGTGGTAAAGGTGGAGCATGGCGGTAATCTCCGACTTGCCCGACCAACGGGGCAGACCGAAGAGAGCTCGCTTGTACTTGCGTTTGCCTTTTAGGGTCGAGCCGTAGACCGGGAGAATCATGTTCTCCCATTGGAAGGGTTCGAGGTCGAAGGGTTTGCCGGCCCACCGATCTTTCATATGCCGGACGTGAAGTTCGGAGAACCGACGGACTCTTTCGGCTCGAGCAAGTCCGACCTGCGTGTAGCGAGGCATTAGTTCTTCCCGTCGATAGATGCGTTGAGCGTGGAGAGGAGAGACATACCGGTAATCTCCATGAGCCCGAGACGGATACGGGCGGCGGGAGTAAGACCGAGGGTCTCGGCGAAGCGGAGCATCGACGCGGACGCGTCCTTCTGGACTTTGAGCAGCGGATTAGCTATCGGGCCGTTCGGGCCTTTGACCAGGACGCCGAATTGCTTGATGTTCGCCGAAGCTTGCGCGTGGGTGTAGACCGCGAGGCAATACGCTTCGACCGCCGGGATATACGACTCCCGCATATTGTTCGCTTTACCGAGGTCAGCGACGACTGCCCGCCAGACGCCGTGAACGTCCTCCGGGATGAGGTCTGTAGGCGGGTACGCGTCGACGGGAACCGGCACGGCGATAGGCGACGGCGCGAGAACCTTCTTCGCTTCTCCGGGCTTCGGTCGGTTGCCCGTCCCCCGGTTTGCGCGAGTCGGATCGACGGGTCGTCCCTTAGCCATGCTCGGGAGTTTCTATTGGAGCGGTCGGCAGGGTTCGAACCTGCCCCTCGACGGTGGAACCGTCGCGGCTCTCCTCCGAGCCCTCGACCGCGTGGGGGTACGGTAAGCGTAGCAGATTTACGGTACGGCGCATCGGTTTGTCGAGAGGGTAAATGTAGCGGTACTTGCCGGGAGCTTCGCGCTTCGGAGCCGTGGGCCGGCGCGGGTCGTGATAAGCGCCTCGAGTGTGACGCCAGCGACCGCCGATGAAGTATTCGGTAACCGGGTTCGACGAGCCCGTGTATATCCAGTTGCCCGCTTGGTAGATTCCGCCGTGGTGTCCCTGTTGCGGGTCAGCGAAAGAGATAACGGCTCGGAGACCGGGGTTCGTCTCCTTGAGCGTCGAGAGAGCAAGCGCGACGATTTGCGAGACCGGAGCGGTGTGCTTCGTTAGAGCGACGCGAGTCAGTTCGCAGACTTGCGTCTGGTCGAGCTCAAGTGCCGTTCCGAGGTTCGGCGAAGCGCCGCGCGAGAAGAGAACCACGCCGATGAACTTCCCGTCCTCCCAGACACCGAGCTTGACTATCTTCCCGGTCGGGAGGATGCGGGAGTAGTGCCAGTTCTCGACGGCGTACTTCGCGGCGTCGTTGCTACACGGAGCGACCTTGAGAGTCATACCTCGACGACCTTCCCGCCGACCGTCGTCCAGGTGTGACCGCAAGCGGGGCAAGTAGTTGGGTTCTTCTCGTCGAGGCGGGGTTGCTCTTCGTCTTCGGGTTGGAAGTCCGGCGAGTCCGGAAGCTCGAAGCCCATGTCCTGCGCCGACCAACCGACCGCGTCGAGGTCGAGCAGCGCCGAAGCGAGTTCGATTTGGTTCCAGTCGGCGAGCTCCGCCGTCCGGTTGTCGGCGATAGCGTAAGCGCGGGCCTTGTCCGCGTCCCAATCCTTCGGGACTTCGGTTACCTCGATATCCGTCCAGCCGAGCGACCGGGCGGCTTCGAGCGTTCCGTTCCCGGCGATAACGACGAGACGACCGTCGTTCGAGGGAGCGACGACGATTGGCTTCCGTTGCCCGAACGCGGTCAGCGATCGACGGATAGCTTCGAGGTTCTTCTCGTCGTGCGTCCTGACGTTCTGCGGGTCGGAGACGAGGGTCTTTAGAGCGACCTTGCGGACGGAGAGGGATTCGGGCATGGGCTTACCTTTCAGTTTCAGGGAACGTGGAGCGGAGGGATTCGATAATGGCGTCGCCGAGGGTCGTACAGCGCCAAGCTAGTTCGGGCCTAGCTTCGACTCCGAGACGCTGGAGAGCGAAGCCGACCGCGCGGGTCTGCAAAATGGCTTGCGCTACCTGCTCGTCCGTCGGGACGGCACGGTAAGAGACGGGAGACTCGAGGACGTAGTCCGGAAGCGCCTCAATCTCGGCAAGCGCACGGCGGCGACGAAGAGCTCGGACTCGACAGGCGCCCGAAGCGTAGATGCGCGGACGACCGGTTTTCGCGGAGCGCGGAGTTTCCTCACCGCAACCGCAAGCGCACGTCCGAATCTCGACCATGAACTTAGTTTCGTTACGGTGTCACGCGTAACGAGTTACCACTAGCACCCGGCTCACCGATTTTGGCTCGAATCCCTATTTTCGGGGAATCGCACGTTTGCG